GGCATACTCACGAAGGTTCAGCACTTGCGTACCTACATCCTTCTTTAGGCTTCGAAACAATTGTGGCATAACGGATATTTCGATCCGCCCCCATTCCTTATTTCAACCGACCGGCCGGGTTTATCATCTACAAGGAACCGCTGACATCCAACTCATCAATAAAAGGAAGACGTTTCGACGAACCGTTGAACGAATCAACTGACATTGGTGTACATCTACGGAGGGTCACCCCTTGATCCAAACTTCCTTAATTGTTTACTAGAGCGGGACCGCTAAGCCAAGCGTGGTACCTACGGCGTTAGGGTTATTTCTTATCCTTAGTGAGTAGCTCGACTGAGCCGACGTCTACCTCTCCCGCGAGGAACTCCTCGTATGTAGGTAATTTCCCTCTCATTGGAATGAGTAGCGGAAACCCACGATCAATTCGCCTCACTCGCTGCATAAACACTTTGGCGCCGCCCACACTTCTGGAAAGAACTCCGGACTCGCCACCGTAAAGAAACGGTTTAAAGTCCGGAGTATCTTCCCTGGTGGCCGAAACGGCTAGGTGAAAGCGCATAGCAGCGCGAGAGCTCGAGAAAACCTCATAGCCCGTCCTCCATTTCCAAGCGGCTAGTTCAGCCAAGTTTTCTTTCTTCTCCTGATCGTCCAAAAGATCAGGATCGACATACTCGCAAGAGAGAGTCAATCCATTCTCTATTTTCAGACTAGGAGTTATCCGATTACTCGGCCCAAGTCGCAATCCAAATTTCTTTGTCGCTCTGTACGCAAGAGGGCCTCTAAAGCCCAAGTCATGCGTAGTCAGACCTAAGGGTCTTATTTTTCCTATGTTCCAGCTAAACCAAGCCAATGCGGCGCGATACCGCAAGGACCCCTTTAGTCCGGCAATAAAATCATCAAAACCTTTCGAGAGAGTATCAAGAGACTCAGACTCACGTAACATCCCCATACGGACAGTCGCGACTACACGATAGAAGGCGCCGAAACGCCGACAAAGTGTAGAATTAAGCGAACCGTACTCCGGTGAAACAGAAGTCTTAGTCTTTTCAACTTCAAGCGACAACGAACATACTACATCCATCCAACGCGCACTGAAGTGCGGGCCAGAACGGAAAAGTATATCGTCGCCGTTGATCAAACATGGAAACTCCGAACTATCAATCCCGACGGATTCGCCTGCATACAAGAAAGCGATTCTATTCTGCAGACAAAGCAGAGGGAAAGATAAAAAGGAACCCATCATTTGACCTCTCGTAGGAACAAAATCATCTATACCGTGCTCAAGATTAAACAAATGTGGACGTAAGATACTCATGGCGTATGCCTTCATTGATCCCGGCACAGAGACCGTGGACCTGAGCAACTCGTCAAGAATAGCCTCGGCAACCTCAATAGAAAGGTTGTCGGTAGCACTCTTATAATCCCCAGATGTCAAGGTCTCACCTTCGACATAAGAAAAACCAGCGCGCTGTAGAACGTCAGTTGAAAAATCACCGCGGCAGAGCCACTTCTCACGTGATAGTCTATCATAGATCACTTTGTGAAGTGGTCTCAAGTGTATCGCGTCCGCTGAGAACTTGCTCAATGGGCGGGGCTTACCCGCGCTTTGAACGACAGTAAGAGCCGAAGACGTACTAAGTGGACGGG